AATTTGATAATATTGCGGATATTGTATCTAAAATATCTGTAGCATAATGAGACGGCAATTCACCGCCTAGTCTTTCTGCATTATCTACAATTCCGGTATGGTCTGCATCGTATACGGCTCTTAACATATCTCCTCCACCAGAATCTATTATCATCTGTGTTAATGCATGGCTTGTTGGAATTTTGTTTTGATCGTCCGTAGCTGTGTTCTCTATGCAATCTATTAAATTATTAAAAAATGGAACGATTACAGACAGCACAAGTTCGTCAAGTTTTGCCTGCATATCCTGAGTAGAAAGGTCTGGGGTATCTTGCATTCCACCTACGCCTTTTCCCAATAAATCAGCAGCTGTTATTTTTACCAAAGCCATATTGTTTACCCTTTATATTTCCCTTCTTCCACAAACTCAAGGGCGATATTGAACAGTCCAAAAGGCTCGTTAATTGAATCATTTGTGAACCGGAACCGAGCCTTATCTACTTTTTTTACCCTTAATTTTGTGGCAATTATTTTCTGCGACTTATCGCAACTAAATGTAAATTTTGAAAAAACTAACTGTGAAAAACTGAAGTATCTTGCCGTAACATCATCTGTTTTTACCAAACTCCACAATCCACGTTTTTGAACAAATATATTAATTGAAGTTGCAACCGCACTTTGAAGCCTAATTGCCAAATGTCGAAAGGTTTTATTTTGATAAAATAATTTTCCATCAAGGTCTGGTGTTTCCCAAACTGCTTCAATCGCAACTCCGTTATCATTGTAAGATTCTTGCGAATCCGGATTGTTATAAAATGCATGTATAATACCGGTTGATGTTCCAAAATACAAAATACCGTTATCTTCCCACATGGTATTTACCGGAAGATTAGTTCTGTAAAATCCAGCATATTGCCTTGTAGAATATGGCATCGCCTTATCAGTCTGTAGTGGTTGAAGTCCGTCCATGATGTAAGCTACATTATTCAGGCATAGCCAATATAAATCTTTATACACATAAGCAAATGCGTTTTGAAGATTTGCTTCTTCCAAAAGTTTTCCATTTAAAAAGAAGCTTCTGTTCTGAGCATATTTCTCGCCCGATATATCCGATGCAGTGATTGCGTAGATGCCTAATTTCGTAAGGAAAAGAGGTTCTGTGGCTAAATACGCAAAGGTATCTTTTCCAACTGCTCCTGCGCCTTGCAGTGTGGTAGCGATAGGAAATGCGGGTTCGCTATTAACTAAAGAACCTTGTCGCAAAATGATACTTTGGTTTTTTTCCATATCGTCTTTATGGGCTGCAAGATAATTGCTTATGATGCTATATCCGATAATTGCACTGTTTACGCTTCCAAGTTGACTGTATCCGGTATCTGGAAAATAAGTAAAATCAAATTGTCCGCTGAACCAGTCCTGATTAGGGTATGTGGGATTTCCACTTAAAAATAGTCTGTCGAGTGCACCGCTCACTCCATAAGTAATTCCTATGGTACATTTATTAATTCTATCCGCATAACCGCTCACAGTTCGATATGCAGTTATCTTTACATTATCTTCCCCTGTAACCGTCGGAGCTCCTGGAGCTGTGATGAAAGTTACAATTCCAGTGGTTCTATTGACTGTAAAATCTGTTGTTTCAACTTTATTAACCCACGTGCTACCGCTTAATACCTTCGCGGTTACAAGTGTTGCATCAAGACTTCCAAATGTAAGTTGATACTGTGTTGTTCCTGTGGTTCCAAGAAATTGTTCTGTAAATCCTGGATTTAATAAATTAAGCGCTTCATAATCAGTTCCACCGCCTGAAGGAGACTTTCCGATTGTTAAAGTTGGAAGGTATGAACCAGTACTTGCCAGAGTTACGTTTGTTCCGTCAAATACAAGTAAAGCCTTTCCGTCCAAAATATATAACTTATCTTTCATCTGCCACGAACGTGATCTTGCATTGTTGGCAGTTGAATACTTTAAAACTCCGTTTAGATACATGTTGGTTCCAGTATGAATAAGTCCGTATGTTGCACCCGCAAGTTTATGAAATCCGTTAATTGGACCATCTCCGCTTGCTGAAAACGAAGATATTTGATGATACCCCATGCATTTTCTGACTTTGCCCGGAACATCGCGAATCATATTTTTAGCATTCGGACTTTTAAATTCATCAACTGCAGCTGGACTGTTTGTAAAATCAACTCCGTAGAATGTATCTATAGTCAGAACGCTTCTTTTAGGGCTATCTGGGATAGAAAATCTAATTGCCATCAAATCCACCCGCTTTCACTTGTGAATGATTCTGCTACCGGCGTAGATGGTTTTTGAGATAACTTTTCAAACGCAATTTCGAATTCATTGCGGTAAGTTGTAGCAATCCCGTTATCATCATCTTTGTACAATTGGCTTGCCATATATAGCGGAAGCAATACTTCAACTTCTGGATCTAATGGAAGCTCATAATCATCAGCCGTTATTTTTGTAATGGTTGGCGGATAGGCTTTATAGTAAATTGTATAATTTCCAGGCGTATTTCTATCTAACACAAGAACTTTGCTTCCTTCTTGAAAGAAATCACTTGTTTTCATATATCCGGATGATATGGTGCTATCCCCTTCAAAATAAACTTGTGTTTGGTCTGCTTGATAAAAATCATCTGCAAGTGTTGGAAGGTCATATCTAATTTTTGGAGAAAATGACTGAACTTCTGATTGCGTCTCGAACGTATCTTTATATAGCGCGGAGTTCTTTACCGCCCCCGGATATATACAAATCACTTTCAGTTTTATATTTTTTCCAGTTGTATTTGAAATCAACCCTTTAAATTGAGAATATTTAGAAGCACTTATCAATGTAATAGTACTTGTTAATACATCATCGATATATATTTCTAAAGTTCCTTTTCCAAGGAATTCAAAGAAATAGGACTGTGCTGCATCTGCTTCAAATATTTTATAGGTACCTGATATCTGGTGTATTCTACCTGATATATCTACGCTAAGCAGATTATTAACCGGATTATGCGCTATTTCTAATTTCTTAAAAAGATATTTTCCAGCTGTGGAAAGAAGTTGAAGCGCTTCGTTTGCTGCCTGTGGCATTCCTGCAAGATAATCTTCTGTGGTGCTATCTTCTTTATAATCTGAACCCTCTGCCGAAAACATCTTTTGTAAGGTTGCTAACTTTATCTCTTTCCATGTCATGGCCATATCTCCTTAAAAAAGAGGGAACCGCAATACGCAATCCCCTCTCCTATATGATAGTTAATTATTTCTGTTCTTCTGCCGCCTTAGCCGCTGCTTCTGCATCTGTTTTTTCTTTTAATTCTTCTTCTGCAACCTCGATAGCTGCGGTTAATCTTGCGATACCCCATGTTCCAAAGCCTTTAATTCCAAGCTCTGTCGCTTTTCCTTTTAATTCTTCCAAAGTTACTGTGGGTTTCTCTTCCGGCTTATCAACCACTTTCGATTCATAATTACCATCAATTCCAACTTTGGTAATTTCAAGATATCTACCGTCTGATTCGAGATAGATATCTCCTTTTTTTAAACCTTTTCCTAAAGTTTTAATTTCGCTCATAATTTATCTATTCCCCCTATTATGACAGTGTTGTTCCGGCAGATGCTCCGCCAAGAATCATATGTCTCCAGTTTCTAAATCCAGCAGAGAAACGGCAATATCCATTCCAAATTAAGTTACGAGTATGAATATCTGTTTCATTTTGAACATCAAGTGCGATTCTATCGTACATACATGTTCCGAGCATTGCTTTATTGGCCTTTGAGGACATAAGTACGTATGGTGCGCCTGAAGATACCTGCCATAGTGGATCAATAACCAGTGACCACAATCCTTTTTGAGTGTTGATATCGTTGTAGTTACTACCTACAGTTAAGTCGGTTTTAATTATTTTCTTAATAGTATCGATAAGCTGATAAGCATTTGATGGAACAATGATAGTATCGTAGTTGTAATTAATGATATTTCCAGAATCATTTCTGAAATTCATTCCGATATTTGCCAGTCTGTTTAACATAGACGAATCAGTTCCGAATGCATTTGTGAATACATTTGACTGTACTGCAACTCCTGATTTTATTCCGGGATGTGAAGCGCTGAATAATGCAACTGCATCAGGAGATGTTTTATCAATGGTTGTGCTTCCGTTTATAAATGTAGAACCTTCCGTCACGATCGAATCGCTTAAATACTGTGCTTTCGTACGTTTGTATGAATTAACAAGCTCAATTGCAGCCGTCTTCATCATATCGATATCTCCATCATCTCTCATTTCTTTTGAACATACAAATTCATTCATGAAAGTTTTGTGAGGAATAAGTTTGCTGAATCCTGCCTGTATTTCATCAACTGGAGATCTGTCGCCTTCTCCTACAATTCCGAAGTTTCCAAGAGAAGTTAAAGCACCTGTTTTTTCGGCATACTTAGTTGATACTTTTTCGTTTGCAACTGCCTTGATAAAATCATCATATCCATTCTGCTCTGCATCCGTGTCTTTCATAATTGCGGTAAGTACTTCCGCTGTTGGTTTCCATAAATCATCATTTAAACCGCTATTTTTTGAAAATGTAATTCCTGGCATATTATTTTACCCCTCTCTTATAAGAATCTTCCGATTGCAGAAGTTCCAATTGCTCCAGTTCCAAGTTTCTTTAAAATCTGGAAAGTTCCGCTTGTTGTAGTTGCTGTTATTTGTGCACCATCTGTATGCAATGTAACTGCGTTTCCAGCTACAATTGCAGAACCATCAGCAGCAAATGTTGTCTGCCATTCTGCGCCCTGGTCAATTAAATCAATTTCTAAATCAAGCATTCCTGATGCCGGTGCCACGTATGCTTTATGCACAATTCCTAAAGGTTTTGTGGTTGCTGTTGCAAGGACAAGAGCTCCTGCGGATAGCACAACTGCGTCTCCCACTTTATAAGTTGTTGATGCGGT